GAGGTGGCGAAGTGGGCGCCGTCGCTGTCTTATTCCGTTGCCGTCGGCACCTCCACCCAACGCAAGGCAGCGCTCTCGTCTAGCAGTGACATTGTCATTGTCAACTACGACAACCTCGACAAGTTGCCTGCCGACCTGCCGTTCCAAGGCGTGGTGTTCGACGAACTGACCCGGCTCAAGAACCCGTCGGGCAAACGCTTCAAGGCGTTCTACAAGGTGCTGGACCGTTTCCCCGTCCGCTGGGGCCTGACCGGCTCGTTCACCTCGAACGGTCTGGAGGACGTCTTCGGCCAGTGCAAGGTGGTGGACGAGACGCTGCTGGGCCGCGCCAAGGGCGCGTTCCTCCAGCAATACTTCGTCTGCATCAACCGCGAGTTTGGCGATTGGCAGCCGCGACGCGGTGCCCTCGAACAAATCATGGCGCGCATCCGTCCGGCGACATTCGTGCTGGAACCTGGCGTCTACAAGGACAAGCTGCCGCCCTGCCACGTCGTCGAGATGCGCTGCGACATGCCCGACCGTGAGCCATACGAGAAAATGAAGCGCGACTTTGTAACAACGCTGAAAGGTACGGAAATCACCGCCCTGTCGGCCGCCGCCGTGACAAGCAAGCTGCAACAGATGGCGGGCGGCTGGGTCTACGACACGGTGACGGAGGCAATGGACACGGCGGGGGTCTTCAAGTCCTACAAGTTCGCGCACTGGTTCTCCAGCCACCGCTTCGACATGCTGGACGAGGTGTTGGAGGGCAACCAGCAGGACAACACGCTGATCGTCTACAACTTCGTCGAGGAACTGGCGCAGTTGAAGACCCGCTACCCGCACCTGTGGACGCTGGACGACGGCGCCGATGTGGTCGAGCGCTGGAACAAGGGGCAGATCCGGTTGTTGGCGGTCCACCCCAAGTCCGCCGGCCACGGGCTGAACCTTCAGTACGGCGGCAACAAGATGGTGTTCCTGTCGCTGCCGTGGTCGTTGGAACTGTACGAACAAACGGTCGGCCGCATCCATCGCGGCGGGCAGGACAAGGACGTGTGGGTCTACGTGATGCTGACCAACAAGACGATAGACGAGCGCATCTGGGCCGCTCTGGCGGACAAGCGCGCGATTTCCGACATAGCTTTAGAGGAGTTAAAGGGGTGAACTGGTTTACGTTGAATGCCGTGCTGCCCAAGCGCAATGAACAGCAGGTGCTGGCAATGCTGGATGAAGAGGTGGCGGTCCACAAGCGCCCGACCTTTGTGGTCCGCATTCACCAGCGTTACACCATGCTGCGGGCGCAGCGTGAGCGCCAAGAACTGTTGGAGAAGGTGAAGACATGAGACGGTTCTTTCTGTTGCTGTTTGCAGGCATGCTGGGCCTGTGCGCGGGCAGCCTGTTCGCCGTGTGGTGGGCGTGGTGAGCCGCGACCTAGACCGCGCCGCCCGCGCGGCGGTCGAACGCCACAAGCGCCTGCTCCACCACAAAACCCTCGAACTGGTGCTGGGGGCGATGGTGGCGCAGGACGGGATCGACAAGACCCGCCGCATTCTGGAGTGGTACTTGAGCCAATTGGAGGACTACTGATGGACCGCGCCGCGCTGGTTAAGGCGGCCATCCAGCACGTCAAGGACGTGGGGCCTAACTCTTACGAAGAGTGGGTCGGGCTGATCATCGACTTCACTTGCAGCGCTTGCGGAACGGATCCCACTCGCCACCCCGGCGAACGCAGTCCTGATACGCCTTCTCCTGTTCCGCTGTCATGCGTTTGGCCAGATGAGGAAGAAGGCTGTTGAACACGGCAATGCCCAGACCGACCCAGAAGGTCGGCCGCCGCGCCACAAGATAGCCGCCAGCGCCGATCCCCAGAAGCAGGACGGCGACGGCAACGATCTCCAGCCAGGTCATGCCTTGGGCTGGTTCGGGACCATGTAGGTGACGACGGCGGTCAGGACCGCGCCGAGGACAACCGACACGCTGTCGATCAGGTTGGGGCTGGCCCAGCCGGTCGAGACGCCGAAAAGGCTAATCAGGGCGATCAGCGAGGTGAGGAAAGCAGCTACGGCCTTATGTGCAGTCATGTTATACACTCCGGGTTAAAAAGAGTTTCTTCTCGTCTTCACGTCGCGCCGTCAAGCCCTTCAGCACCTTGCCGCCCGCCTTGTTCCACAGCAGGAAGGCGTCGGCAGCCTCGCGCGGTTTGCCAGCGTTCAGCAGGCGGACGACGGAGGACTGGGCGAAATTGCCGGGGCCGATATTGAAGCACAAGCTGGTCATCGCCGCAAACTGGTTAGATGTCGGGGCTATCGAAATGGCCTTGGTGACGGCGCGTTCGTACTGTCTCAGGTCGCGCTTCAGGATGTCTTCGGCTTCCTCATCCGTGATCTTCATGCCCGCCTTTGGCGCCGGTGGGCCTGCCTCGGCGGTGTGGCCGTAGCCGATGGTCCAGATGCCGACGGCGTCCTTGTAGGCGGTCAGGCGCAAGCCCTCCCAACGCTTGATCAGGTCCAGACCGGCGGCGTTGATCTTCATTGCGACCTGTTGGCGATGTGGTTGATGCGCTCAAACATCGTGTTGAGCGTGCGGTCCACCTGGGCGAAGCCCTCGCGGATGTCCGTCTTCACCTCACGCATGGCGATGTTGAAGTCGTCCTTCTGGACGTAGTGGGTGGGGAACTTGCGCACGTCGTCGTCAAGCCGATCCAAGGAAGAGTAAACGCGGTTCAAGACGTACCCTCCGAAAATGCCTGCAAGACCGTAGGCGATGTTGAAAAGCACCTGGTAATCCACGTCACTACCTCGCAGGATAATCGTATGTACGGCCATACGCATCGGTCAAGAAAGCGTTTGGATTGTCTTCGCGGGCCTGAGCCATCGTGTTGGCTACAGTACCCGTTGCGGTCAAACCGGGCTTGGACGGACGCGGCAGTTCTCTTACGCCAGCTTTAACAGCGCTTGCGACTTTAGCGGCTTTCTTGACCGGCGCAGGCGCCGCAGGCATACCCGGCATCTGACGAACGGGCGCGGGCTTTAGCTTCTGCTGCATTGTACGCAGAGCTTTGGCGGCCAACTTGGGGTCAAGAGCCTCTAGTGTCAGTTCAGCAATAGCTTTATCGCCTATCTTAGCGCCTACGGCGCGTTTGACAGTGTTAAACAAGGTCCAAAATGTGTTAAGAAAATTTGGCCCTTTATTGACGTCGTATATTTCGCTGACAGTGCTTTGCGCTTTTGTGCGCCCAAACTTTTCTAAATCCTCAGTAAGATTTTTATTAATTCGTTCAGCGTCGATTGCTTTAACAGCTTTTATATCGGCGTCGCTAAAACCAGCTTTTTTGAAATTCATATTGGACGGCCAATTCAGCGCCTTTGTAACCGTCGCAGGTTCGTCTTCTAGCGCACGCGCAAAAGCATCAAAATCTAATCCGCTTTCGCCGCGCTTGGTTGTGGGCGACAACGCACTAAATATCTCTTCGCCAACAAGACGGCGATTAACAGGCCGGCTGTACATTTTAAACAAATCGCGGGCAGCCTTACGGTCAGACGACCGCGTTTCGTACCAGTTTTCTAAATCGTCAATCGTATTTTGAAGAATGCGGTTAGCATTCCGCGCTTCCGATGAAGTAGGATTTGTGTCGTAACTGTCCTTTAGTTTTTGAATTATATCAGAAAAATATTGCCCGCTGTATTGTGCCGTCTCACCAGGGACGCGAGTGTAGCCGTAAATTGGGCGACCGTTCTCTTCTCTAAGAAGGCCCCACTTATCTGCCGGCGCCCGCGTCTCGCCCATTTTAACCGTGCGTTGCTCGCTGCGAGCGTCTTTAGCTGCCTCTCGCGCCGCCGCCGCAATTTCAGGGCGGCCTAACAATTCGCTCAGTTGCGCATCTTCTGGAATAAACGCGGCGTCTGCTGCCTTATAGAAAGGATCGGCCATTGCGCTACGTTGTTTAATAGCGGCTTCACGCTGTGCAGGCGTACCTTTAATGTTAGCAATCGGCGTTTCGATAGCCCGCTTGGTTTTTGCCGCTTGTTTAGCCGCTTCTGTACCGCCCCGTTGAGCCAAGCGCTGTTGCAGCGCGACATACTCTGCCGCGCCTGTGGTCGCAGCGGCTTCGGCTGCCGTGCGCGGAAACACACTTGGTTGCTCCAGCGCAGAAATAAGCGCGTTTACGTTCTGGCCTTCGGTGATGTCTGCCAATGCCCGCGCCTTGGGCCCGGCCAACACGCGACGGCCCGTCGTCTCAACTTGCTGCACGACTTTAGGCAAGAAATTCGTAGCGGTCTGCACCGCAGCCCCGGCCTGTGCGGGCACCATACGGTTGATCTGCTGGCCCGCAGCGCTCACACCTTTGCTTGCCAGCGTAATCGGGTCAATAGCGTTTGCCACCGCGCCGACTTTTCCGCCGACACTTGTCAAACCAGCGGTGCGGGCGGCGCCACCGACACCCGTTACGACGGTGGCGAGATCACCCAGAAAACCTACCGGGTCTTCGCGCAACGTGCGGCGGATCTTTTCGGCGCTGCCCCAACGGTCTGCGATGACGCCGCCAAACGCCGCCGCTTTTTCCGACGCCGCTGCGGCGGCTGCCGGGTCGCTCAAGCTATCAAGAAAGTCAACGCTGCCCTGCGGCAGCGCTCCGTTGCGTTCCGCCACTATAGCAGCGTTGCGAATGCCGCCCGTACCGATGTCGGCCATTGACGAGATGGTTTCAACCGGATTGGTAACGGCTTCGTAAATGCCGCCTGCAAGCCGCGCCGCGCTGCCAGGGATGTTAGTTACCGTAGAAGGTATGTCGGTAATAACGCCCATAGCCGTTTCGGCGTATGATGGCTCAACAATTGGTTTAGCAGACGATAGATCAAAACCGCGCTGGATGGGCTTCGCGCTTTTAAGATCAAAAGCCATTACTTAGCCTCAATAAACTTATTGCGTTGAGGATTAACCCACGCGCGGTTGCCTTGTGCGTCTTCTTCTAGTGACCAATCAACGCCGACGCCAGCGGGACGATCAGCACTAGGCGACGTCTCTGCCGGGCCTTGGCCTTCAAGCGGGTCATAAAACTGCGTATCTCCCCATTCCTTTTCGTATGCATCGCGTACTTGCGCGTCGAGCGCGGTAAGATCGTTGGTTATGATCTCCAATTGGTCATCCAATTGGGCGGAACTCATACTTTCAAGGTCAAGATTGGCAATTGCGTCGGATACAGTTTTCCATTCTTGCACAGCCATATTGCCAAGTTTGCCTTGGAGTGACGCTGCTGCGCGGCCCAATGTAGCGACGGCGCCCTTGAGGTTTTTATACTTGGTCTGAAAGTCATACGCGCCGGTAAAACTAGACAGCGGAGTGTTAGGGACGTTGGACATAATAGCGCCCGTACCCATAGCTTTTTGATACCCAGTGGTATCTTTGAGCGCTTTAACCGTACCGCGCACTTTTTCCAATTCACGAACCGCGTTCTTGGCCGCGCCGTAATCTTTAGCCTGTACAGACTTTTGCTTGTTGTATGTCTGTGATCCAGGGACAGCTTCAACGCGCTGCTTTTCTGGGTTCCACCGTTCACCTTTTTGCAACTGCACAGGCGGCGCTTCGCCGGAAGCAACGGCAGCTTTTTGAGCGGCTTCGGCGGCCGCCGCTTGTTCCTTAAGCACGGTTTCCCGCTCGCGGAAACCAAGTTGCGCTTCCTCATACGCCGACATAGGCTTGGGTTGACCGGCGGTGGCAAGTTCCTGCTCAAATTTCTTTTCCGCCAGATCTTGCTGCCGAGACTGAACGCCAAATGTCTGTCCGCGCTGAATAGCGGCCAAGGCTTCTTGTCCCATGGGGCTGGCCGACAGAGAACCAATCAACGCCGCCTGAACTTCCTGCGGAGACTTGCCCGTAAGCGCGTCTACATAAGGAGCCAAACTATCTTGCATCTCCGGCGGCACAAGGTTAAGCGCGCCGGCCATGTCACCCGTCTGGATGCCGTAGGTGTATGCCGGCAGAAGAGCCTTGAGCGTTGCGGCCTCCTGCGCCTTCTGCTGTTCGGCCTGCTGCGCTGCCGCGCGGTCCTCCAGCGCCAGCGCGTCAGCCTGCCGCTGCCGTTCCATGGCGTTGATGTTCGCCATGCCCTGCATGCGCTGGGTCATCAGCGCGTTCACGTCGATGCCAGAGGTGGGGTTGTACGAGGAGATGATGCTAGGATCGAGTGGCATGGTTCACCTCAATAGACGCCGCCGACGTTTGTCGGGTTGTAGACC